AGCAGTGATAGTCATAGAAGTTGGAGCAGCCTGAACAGGAATCTTGTCAGATTGACGCGATCCAGCCACGCTGAAACTAGCAACAGCGTCATCCATGCCGAAAGCAGGAATTGCCTCGACAGGAATGATGTTGCCGCTAACAGCCAATGGAGAAACACTAGCGACCAAGGACAACTGAGCAATTGTCAAAGGAGTAGGTGTGGGTCCGGGCTGTGCGTACAACGCAGCCGTAAAACCGGGGAGAACTTTGTTTGGTAAAGCCATTTTGAGTATCCTTCAAAAGTTGAACAATTGTCTTGTATTACGCAGGAATGTCAATGGTGCAATCTAAGAAGATTTGCGCCATCTTTTCCTCATCGTTGTAACTGTTGTACAGCCACATGACATCAGCTTTAGATATGTAAAAGCCTTCTGCTGGACTGCCCAAAATCCCGCTATACCCGTGCAAGGCTTGCAGAATCTGATTTGAGATTGTAAAACCATCCTCAATCTGTTGAGTGAAAATGGAAATCTGAAATACAGGTCGATCAATACCTTTGTTGCTTTGCTGTGTGCCCGTATATACAGGCTGATGTACGTTACGCAGCATCCAAGTAATAAACTTAGGCTGAGTGGCAAAGTTACGGTTAAAAGACGCATACACAGGCACAGGCGTGACAATGTTAGCCAGTTGGTACTGGATGGCTTTACCGTAAACAACAGGATTAAGTTGAGTTGCCATTACACCGCCGTAACTGGATCAGAACGGTAGCACAAGAAGATGATGTTCATGCGATCATCAGTTTCTCTTGCGCTGTCAATACGCCAATCTTTGCCACGCCATGTAATTGAATAGAGGTTTTGGTTATCCACTATTGCTTTCATGTTTGGCGTGTAGTTCAACGTGAAGTTGGTCATGTCTTGGTACAGACGATACTTATCAGCAATCTTGAGACTGTTGGCAACATCCGCAACTCTAGCCCGAGTGACAAACCACAATGTCTGAACAGTCGCAGACTCACCAAAATCCGACTTAGTAAAAGTCAAGTTGTTGATGTTGATGTTCTCAAAACGAGCAATAGACATTTACATCACCAATGGTTTGTAAGACCGCAGCAAGGTGGTTACGCCAAACGGAATGTCTTTTAGCTTAGTCTCTGTTGCATTGGCACGGTTGTTGTACAAGTGCGTGAGCAACAACAGGCCAGCTTGCTTGATGACAGGGTAAGCAGCCAAAGGATTGGAAACAGTTGTGTACTGCACGATGATTGGCGCAGTCATTACCGAATTAACGTCAGTCGGCAAGTTGTTGACAATCACTTTGTTGCCAGAGGCATCGTAGTAATAGCTTGTGTTTGTCAGTGTAGTAAACACCGGAGGGAAAGAATCGTTCCAGTACCCAACAGAGTCAATCGTTACACCTGCTTGGTTTGCGTAAAAGTTTTGGCTGACTTCAGGCAAATCAAGGCTGATAGGTGATGCCACAAGGCTCTCAGAACCGTACCAGACGCGATAACTTACCGGGAAGATAGACATCCCCAAGTAGTCTTCAATTGCTTGCCGTGTAGCCAGTTCAAGGGAAGACAAATAAGTGTCTTGGCTCTCGTCTTGGAACAAGTTTAGTTGTTGCGTGATTTCATCAAGCGTCAACCATGCAGTGACATTATCACGCCCAATCTGTTCAACCTTTGCGTAGTTAAACGGATTGCGCGTCTGAGCGCCAAAGGGCGCAGCGTATTGATAATTGTCAACGCTCATGTTTAAGTCTCAATAGAACGAACACCAGCAAAAACATCACGCACAGAACTAACCATACGTTTTTCAGCGTACAGCGTCACAAAGCCGGGAGTGGTCTGTTCCATCGCCTGAATAGTCATTTCTTCCACATCGGCAATTGTCATAAAACGAGGCCAGTTGGCAAGGTAAATTGGTTTTGCTCCAACAGTTCCCAAAGGATCAAGATATGGGTTTGGAATCACAGGGAAACCAAACACATGAAGCAAAGAACCAGCTTCTTCTGAGCCTGTTTCAACAAAACTGTATGCGCCATTTTGATGAGCATATTTACGCAACGTCTGAATGGCTGTTGGGTGCATCATCCATGCAGTACCGGGCATTGACCAGTATTGAGCTGGAAACACGTTAGCCATATCGACCAAGGTTTCCATTTCTAATTGCAAGTTATTAAAGCCTACAGAAGCAATGGTGTGCAAGCCGTTAGTGATGGCTGTACCGCTTGAACCGAATGCAGCCGCAGCGCCAGCAGCGCCCGGGTAACTGTTCAGGCCACGCAGTCCATCAGTGCCACCAGTTGATGTGGTTGTAGAACCTGCTTGGTCGTTGTTTAGGCCGCACGATGCGCCTTCAAGTTGAGCAAATTCCATCATCAGGTCTTCAACCAACTCAGACTGCAAACCATTCACATCTGTTAACACAGCGGAACGAACAGGCAGTTGTGCGGAAATCACGCGAGTCGGCAATTGCCAAATGCTTGTGTTGATGTTTGGAGAACCGCTGTTGGGGCTGACTGTGTAGCCCCAAGGGTTTGTGCTGTTAGCAGCGTTACCAGTTTTGGCAACAAACTGAACAGCGGAATTTCCGGGTACTTTGATGTTTCGTGCGCCTTGACGGAACGGGTTTGCATATCGCAGTGCAGCGAATGCGTCATCAAAGTGAGTGCGACCACCGACATTCAGTCCTGAACCAGTGATAGCAGATGCCTCGCGCAAGTCGATTTTGACTTGATCGCCAGTTTCCAAAGTTTGCTTAATTCCAGACAGGATGCGTTCGGTAATGGTCATAACAGTTCCTAAATTATTGGCACAAAAAGGAGGGGCATTTACGCCCCTCCAATTTATCAGGTAGCTGTACCTGTAGAACGATAGCGAACCAAAGCATTAGGATCGCGTACGGAAGTTGCCAAACGTTTCTCGCCAAAAAATGTTATAAATCCTGGGAGCGTCTGGTCGTAGCGGCGCATAACCATGTTCAAACGGTCAATGATGGTGTGACCACGGCTCCAGTCACCAAAATACATTGGGTACAGGCTAGTTGTGCCAGCAGTACCAGTTGTAGCTTGGCTAGGAGCGTCCAAGTAACGGTTCATCACCACATCAAAGCCGAGCATTTGACCAATGATGCCATCGGGGTTCAACGACTCAGTAGAGTTGAAGATAGGACGACCGTTGGTGTCTTGCAGACCACGGATAGCTTGAGCCAAGATTGGGCTGACCATAAACTTGGTGTTAGGAGTCCAGTACTGCTGTGGCAAAGCGTAGATCGTGTTAATAACGTCTTTGTATTGGATGTTATTAGCACCAACAGTGTTGACGTTAGAAGTGATCTGGTCATAAGTAGCCAGCGAATGCAGACCGCTTGTAGAGCCAGTGCCAGAAGTGCCGAAAGCAGCAGCGGTAGAAGTACCACCAGCGTAGGTAGCAGCAGCACCAGCGTACTGATCCAGACCGCGCAGACCGTTAGTACCACCGTAAGGGTTACCAGCGCCTTGAGCAACTTGATCGTTGTTCTGGATCATCGACAAAGCTTCAGCTTGAGCGAACTCAGCCAGCATGTCGTCAACCACGTTGGCTTCCAAGCCATCAATGTCGTCCAGAGCAGCAGTACGGATTGGGAACTGCACGTTCAGGTCTTGCAGAACCAACTGCCAGATGCTTGTGTCTTCAGTTGTGGTTGCACCGTTGTTCTGAATTGCATAGCCCCAAGCCACACCAGCGTTGCCAGTTTTGACACGGAACTGATAGCTAGAACCATCGGTAGCCACAGTGCGCGACAAACCACGCATAGGGTTAGCCAAACGCAGAGCAGCAAACACTGGATCGTAGCCAGTACGACCACCCTTGCCATCACCGCCAGCGGTCAAAGCAGAGGCTTCCTTCAGGTACGCATCCATTTGGGCTTCGTCTGCAAAGATTTGCAGTTCTTTTTCCAAACGGTTGTTGCCTTTGTAGAAAGTAGCCAGTTGCTCACGCACCGAACGGTTCACATCTTGACGAACAGTTTTAGCGGGTGTGCGAATGAACTCAGGCAGATTGATAGAAGCAACTTTGGCTTCCAGAGCAGATACCATTTCAGCCATTTCAGCCTTGACAGCCTCAACAGCAGCAGGGATTTTTGCTTCAACAGCAGTGATGCTTTCGGCTTGTTTAGCTTCGATAGCATCCAATTTTTCGAGGATAACTTGTGACATGATTTAACCTTTAAGTCGTTTGTCAAGGAGTTTTAGAAGTTCACGTTGCTCAAGAGCAGCAAGAATTTCAGCGGTTGCCTCCGCATCAGAATCACTCTGAGTTGGCGCATTTTCAATAGGTTTTTCAACAGCATCACGCTGTTCAATTACCGTCTTGAATACAGATGCGGCGGCAACCGACATCTGCTTGGACAGACCTGCATCCCGC